AAGAACTTGGTACCTTACAAGAGATTACTACATGTGGCTTAATTTCTTACCAATATTTGATAAAGAACAACAAATTTTTGACTTTGCTAAAATCAGGGACGCCCAATATCACATGGCCCTCTATGAATTATTGGCAGAGCTCAACTTTAAGCATGTAGCTATTCTTAAAAAACGTCAGATAGCTTCTTCTTATTTTCACATGGCTAAGCTATTAAATCAAATTTGGTTTGAATCTGGGGTTACATTAAAGATAGGAGCAAGTCTTAAAGATTATATAAATGAGAAAGGCTCATGGAAGTTCTTAGATGAATATGCTGCTTTCTTAAATGAGCATACTGCATGGTATAGACCAATGACTCCACATAAAGTAATGATGTGGCAACAGAAGATTGAAGTAAGGAAAGGAGATAGAAAGAATGAAGTTGGTCTTAAAGGTACAATGCAAGGCATGTCATTTGAGAAAGATCCAACAAATGGTGTAGGGGGTCCAGTAAAGTTCTTTTTTCATGAGGAAGCTGGTATTGCACCAAAGATGGATCAGACCTATGAGTACATGAGACCTGCAATGAGATCTGGTTTAATGACAACAGGTATGTTTATAGCTGCAGGATCTGTGGGAGATTTATCCCAGTGTAATCCACTTAAGGATATGATCCTAAATCCTACATCTAAAGACATTTATGCAGTAGAAACAAATCTTATTGATAAGAATGGTACAGAAGGTCTCTCAGGTTTGTTTATTCCTGAGCAATGGTCTATGCCTCCACACATTGACCAATATGGTAATTCACTTGTAGAAGATGCATTAGAAGCTTTAGATAGACAATTTGAAGAATGGAAAAAAGAACTATCTCCAGAAGATTACCAGTTGAGAATATCTCAGCATCCTAGAAATATTGAGGAAGCATTTGCACATAGATCAGTATCTGTATTCCCACCACATCTTGTATCAGCACAACAAAGAAGAATAGAGGAAAAAGAATATGCATATGAATTCCTAGATATATTCTATGATGAGAATGGAAAACCTGCAGTAAAAGAAACTCATAAGTTACCTATTATGCAGTTTCCTGTATCTAAAAAGTTAGAAGATAAAACAGGAACTCTTGTTGTATGGGAAAGACCAATTAAGGATCCCACCTTTGGTCAGTACTATGCATCTATTGACCCTGTATCAGAAGGAAAGACAACTACCTCAGAATCATTATGTTCTATATATGTAATGAAAGCTCCAATTCAAGTAACTAAACATTCAGGTACTGAATCAGAGACATATATAGAACAAGATAAAATAGTAGCTGCTTGGTGTGGTAGATTTGATGATATCAATAAAACTCACCAGAGATTAGAGCTAATAATAGAATGGTATAATGCATGGGCACTTATAGAAAGTAACGTGTCTTTATTTATACAATATATGATATCTAAAAAGAAACAGAGATATCTTGTACCAAAGGGACAAATCATGTTCTTAAAAGATCTTGGTGCAAATACTAATGTTTATCAAGAGTATGGTTGGAGAAATACCGGTACATTATTTAAAGGACATTTGTTAAGCTATGTGATAGAATATTGTAAAGAAGAGTTAGATGTAGAAACAAAACCTGACGGTACAATAGTAAGAACTAAATATGGAATAGAAAGAATTCCAGACCCAATGTTAATTAAAGAGATGCAAGAATATGCAGATGGGGTTAACGTGGATAGACTTGTAGCATTTACAGCATTGGTTGCATTTATGAGAGTGCAACAATCAAATAGAGGATATGCAATGAGAACCATTATGGATGATGCTGCTAAAAACTTGCAAAAGTCAGAAAATTTGTTTAAATTAAATAGTAGTCCATTTAGGCATATTGGTGGACGCAGCAACTTAATTAATGGTCAGACTTTTAAAAAATCACCATTTAAAAATATAAAATAACTATGCAAGTATATAATGCGTTACAGTTAAAAAATGGAGCAAAAGCTGAAAACAGTAAAATGGGTACTGTTACTCAACCATTGCAATTTTTACCTAAAAAGGAAAAAGATGAAGCATGGGCTGCTTGGAATCTAGATTGGGTAGAATGGCAAGGGTTAAAACAAATCCGGAGAAATGCCAGAAGATTAATGAAAAACTACAAACTTGCAAAAGGTATTATAGATAAGTCAGACTATATTGTAGAGGAGAATAATGAATATAGAGATATAGTAGATTTACTTACAAAAGAAGATGCTTCTGCACTTGAATTAAAATTTTATCCCATTATTCCAAATGTTATTAATGTTCTTGTAGCTGAATTTGCTAAAAGGTCTACTAAACTTACTTATAGAGCAGTAGATGAATTCTCATATAATGAGATGCTTGAGCAAAAAAGAAAAATGGTAGAGGATGTTTTATTAGAAGATGCTAAGATGAAAATTTCATCTGCACTAATGGATCAAGGATTAGATCCAGCATCTGAAGAATTTATGCAAGAAACATCTGATGAAAAATTAAAAACTCTTCCTGAAATAGAAATGTACTTCAAGAAAGATTACAGATCAATGATTGAAGAATGGGCTTCTCATCAACATAAAGTAGATGTGGAAAGATTTAAAATGGATGAGTTAGAAGAAAGAGCATTCAGAGATATGCTTATCACAGATAGAGAATTCTGGCATTTTAGAATGATGGAAGATGACTATGAGGTAGAACTTTGGAATCCAGCAATTACTTTTTACCACAAATCTCCAGATGCTAGATATATATCACAAGCTAACTGGGTTGGTAAAACAGATATGATGACTCCATCAGATGTGATAGATAAGTATGGTTATTTAATGGATGAAGAACAGTTAAAAGCTTTAGAAGCAATTTATCCTATTAGATCTGCAGGTTATACAATTGGAGGTTATCAAAATGATGGGTCATTTTATGATGCTACCAAGTCACATGATTGGAATACTAATATGCCTTCTCTTGCATATAGACAATATACTACAGCAATGTCTAATGCAGTTTCTAATGGTGGTGATATTATTGCACAAATACTTTCTGAAGGAGAAGATTATTATGATCAAGGTATTGCATACTTATTAAGGGTAAGTACAATATATTGGAAGTCACAAAGAAAAGTTGGACATTTAATTTCCATAGATGATAATGGTGAAGTTAAGATGGATATAGTTAATGAAGACTATGAGATTACAACTAAACCAATTTATGATACTAGATTAAATAAAAACAAAACTAAAGACAATTTAATTTATGGAGAACATATAGATTGGATTTGGATTAATGAAGTTTGGGGAGGTATTAAGATTGGACCAAATATTCCATCTTTCTGGGGTATGAATAATCCAGGTGGATTTACTCCAATGTATATTGGAATAAATAAAACTAAAATTGGACCAATCCCTTTCCAATTTAAAGGTGATAACACACTGTATGGATGTAAGCTTCCTGTAGAAGGTTCTGTATTTTCTGATAGAAATACAAGATCTACAGCTCTAATTGATTTAATGAAACCATATCAGATTGGGTATAACATTGTAAATAATCAAATAGCAGATATTTTAGTAGATGAGCTTGGTACTATCATCATGTTAGATCAAAACACTTTACCTAAACACTCCCTTGGTGAAGACTGGGGTAAAGGTAATTATGCTAAGGCTTATGTAGCAATGAAGAATTTTCAGATGCTACCATTAGATACATCTATTACAAATACTGAGAATGCTCTTAACTTCCAACATTTTCAGAAACTAGATTTATCTCAGACAGAAAGATTAATGTCTAGAGTAAGCTTAGCTAATCACTTTAAACAACAAGCATATGAAGTAATTGGTGTTAATCCACAAAGAATGGGACAACAGTTATCTCAAATGACAGCTACTGGCGTAGAACAAGCTGCTGCAGCCTCTTATGCACAGACAGAGGTATTCTTTATCCAACACTGTGATTATCTAATGCCTAGAGTACACCAAATGCGTACAGACTTAGCACAATACTATCATTCTACAAAACCATCTTCAAGATTAACTTATATTACAACAGCAGATGAGAAAGTTAATTTTGAAATAAATGGTACAGATCTTTTAATGAGAGATCTAAATATATTCTGTAGTACTACTGCAAACCACAGAGCTGTTCTTGAACAGTTAAAACAAATGGCTATGCAGAATAATACTACAGGTGCGTCTATCTATGATCTTGGTAAAATTGTTCAGTCAGATTCAATTGCACAACTTAATACTGTTCTTAAGTCTTCTGAACAAAAACAACAAGAGCTTAAACAACAAGAAATGCAACAAGCTCAGCAAATGCAAGAACAACAAATTAAATCTCAACAGGAAATAGAAAAAATGAAAATTGATTCAGTTGCAGCTGAGAAAGAAAAAGATAGACAAAGAGATATCTTAGTAGCAGAAATTAGGGCAGCAGGTTATGGATCTATGGTGGATCTTAATCAAAACCAAGTATCAGACTATAAAGATGCAATGAAAGATATTAGATCTACACAACAGTATCAAGCACAAACTGATCTTCAAAAAACTAAAGAAGATAATAGAGTAAATGCTGATAGAGAAAAAATTGCACTTGAAAGAGAAAAACTAAATACTCAAAGAGAAATAGCTGATAAACAATTGCAGATAGCTCAAGTCAATAAAAATAAATATGACAAAGGCGGTTCTACAAAATCAAAAGATAAGTCTTAGCTATATAGTGCAAAAAATTAATTTTAAAGTGATAAATTTTTCAAGTTTATTGCTTATATTAAATTGTAAACAAAACCAACACATATGGATGAATTAGAAAAAGGACTTGAAAAAGATCAAGTGCAAGATTCTACAAAGGTAGAACAGATAGATGTAAACATTGATGAGATGTTTGGAATGCCTGGAGCAGAAAGTGTAATGCTTCCAGCAGATGAAGAAAAACCCAAGTCTATGTTCTCTAAAGAGAGTGTAGACACAACGTTCCTTGACAAGTCTACTTCTAAAGAAGAAGTAGAAAAGAAAGAAGAAGTAGAAGAAACTATTGCTGAGTTAGATACTTTAATTTCTCAAGAAGAAGATGCTGGTAACAAAGGCAGACCAAAGGTTGATAAATCAGGTCTTGCTGAGTTAGCATCTAAAATGATTGAGGAAGGAACTCTTATTCCTTTTGATGATGATAAGTCATTAGAGGATTATACAACAAAAGATTTCCGTGAACTATTTGAAGCAAACTTTCAAGAAAGAGAAAATGCAATTAGAGAAAACACACCAAAAGAATTTTTTCAAGCTTTACCTGAAGAACTTCAGGTTGCTGCTAAGTATGTTGCAGATGGTGGTACTGATCTTAAAGGATTGTTTAGAACTCTTGCTTATGTAGAAGAGATGAGAGACTTAGATCCTTATGATGAGAATGATCAAATAGTAATTGCAAGACAGTATTTAAATGCAACAAATTTTGGTACTCCAGAAGAAATTGAATCAGAAATTGAAGACTGGATGGACATGGGAAGGCTTGAGAAAAAAGCACAACAGTTCAAACCAAAGTTGGATAAAATGCAAGAGTCTATTATTGAAAGACAGTTGGCTGAACAAGAAATAAAAAGAGAACAGCAAGCTGAAGCAGCAAAGCAATACCAAGATAATGTATATAATACACTATCAACTGGTGAGATTGGTGGAATAAAACTTGATAGAAAAGTGCAAGGTTTATTATTTTCAGGATTAGTTCAACCTAACTACCCTTCTATTTCTGGTAAACCTACAAACTTACTTGGACACTTATTAGAGAAGTATCAGTTTGTAGAACCAAGACATGATCTTATTGCAGAAGCACTTTGGTTAC